TAAATTTATTAATACCATATTGATTTAATTTTAATAAATAATTATTAAATCCAATTAATTCTTCATCTAAAAATAATATTAAACAATTATTAAAAAAAAATTTACCTAATTCATTTAAATTAATATCATAAGTTTGATAATATAATTTAACAAAGTCATCAACTATTTGTCTATAATAATATCGTATGTCATAATTTGTAGTTGTTATTAACTGTTGAAATAAATTCATTATATAAAATTTTTAATAAATTTTATATAATTAATAAACGAAAAATTTTATTTTCTAATAACATATTTATTTTTATTACATTGACAATATTCTTCCATATAATTCATTTTTGTTTTAATTGAGTGTGCTTTACAACATTTATTATTATGATATCTATTTTTTATTATAAATAAATTATCGTGATTCCAAGATTTACATAATTTTTTATTACATTGGAAACACCAATCTTTTCCACATCCTATTAAATCATATCCTTTATATTCATATCCACATATTACATATTCTGTATTTTTATTTAATACACATTCTTTCTTACAATGAGGACATAATTTAGTTATTTCATCTTCTATTATATTTTCTTCTTTTATTAATTTTATTCTTCTATATTTTAAAATTCTATTTATTGTATTTATTTGTGCAATATCTTCTGTTTCTTTCATTATTTTCTCTACTATGTCTATTACATCTTCTTTATTTATTTCTTTTATAATTCTTATATATATAGTAAATTCTTCATCGGATATTCTTTTAATATAATTTTTATCATTTAATAAACTATTCATAAGTTGTAGTTCAGTATTATTTTTAGTATATTTAGATAAATAATTATAAATAGATTCTATATAATTAATATCTTTATAATATTTTATATTTTTATAAAATAAATCAAAAATATCATAGTTATGAGTAATCATATAATTTAAATAGATTTGTTTATATAATCAATAAACTTAAAAAAAATATAATGTAAATAATATAGATGAATAATGCATTTACAGTTTCGGAAACTGACCCAATAGAAGTTAAACAATCGGATAAATTATTTATAAAGAAAAATAAAGGATATAATAGAACTAACAATAAATGTGATATATTTAGTGAAAAAAATTTATTCGAAATAGTTGATAGTGCGGACAATTGTAATAATTCAAATGGTTGTTCTCATAATTGTCGTGAAGAAATTTGTAAATTAAAAAAAGAAATATGTTGTCTAAATGAAAGAATAAATAAATTAGAAAATTGTATTTCAGATTGTTCTTCTGATTGTAAAGAACCTAAAGAAGATACTTTCGCTCGTATTATTTATTTAGAAGAAACTGTTAGAAGTCTAAAAAATATAATTTTTTCTAAAAGAGAAACTAATTGTTAATATTATTATTTTTCTTTTCTAATTCCTTTATATGGTGAATCTTTTTGTGATATAAATTTACCTGTTTTTGTATCTCGTTTTACATACATACCATTATATTCATTATATACCTGACTTCTTTCTTTTATTTGTCCATTCCTTTTTCCATCTCCAGTATTTTTTCCCATTTTTTATTATTTTTAAATATTATTAAATATTTAAAAATAATGTCAATTTTTTAGTTATTATCTTGTTTTAATTTATATAATATTATATTTTCTTTACTTATTGGTTTATATTTATTTAAATTTGGATTTATATTATTAACTGTTGATATATTTGATAAATAACTATTAATTTCATCTTTTGACATATTTTTTATATTATTTAATATATTATCAATATCTGCTTGTTCTATAATTAATTCTATATCATCTACTGTTTTAATTTCTATATTTTCCATTTTAATTTATATTTTATTTATTATTATTTATTTATTTTTTCATTTTTTTATATAATTATTGTTCTTATATTGTATTTATTTATAAAATTATCTTTATAAAATAATAATAAATCATTTTTAGTTATCTTTATTAATTCTTTTTCAATTAATTTTTTTATATTTGGTGTGTTATTAATTAAATTATTTATATTATAATTAAATTCCTCTAATTGACTATCAAATGTTTTTAATATATTATTTATTATTATTTCTATTAATTTATTATATTCTTTTTCTGTAATATTATTTATAATATCTTCTATACTTTTTATAAATTTAAATATACTTTCTATTATTAATTTTGTATTATTTATTGATTGAACTATAAATGATATTCCATATATATTTGTATTTTTATAATTTATTTCTTTTATAAATTCTTTTACTATATATCCATTTTGTTCTTCAGTTCTTAATTTATTAAAAAATCGTTCATTTGTAATTTGATATAATATTAACATTGTTGCATATTTTTTTAACCAATCTTCTTTATTATTTGTTATATAATAAAATATATTAACTATATTATTTGGTTCTTCTATATTTTCTTTTTTAATATTAAATACTTCAAAATTAGTTAATTTTTTGATATCATTTGAATGTTTATTATAAGTTTTTAGTTTAAATGTTTTTTTAATATCATATATTAATTCATATGAATTATCTAAACTAATATTTCCTTGAATTAAACAAGTTAATTTTCCAATTAATATATTTTTTTTAAATTCATTTATATCAGAAATTGTTATTTCGTCTAATAATTTATGTAATTGTTTAAAAGAATAATAATTATTACATATTTTTTCTTCTAAATATATATTCACTAATTCTATTAATGATTCATATTTAATATTTTTATAATATTTATCTAAATATTCTTTTACTTGTTTAAAACTTAATTCAGTTATTTCTATATTTTTTATATTATCTATTACTAAATTTAATACTTTGTTTATTATTTCATTATAACTAATTATTTTTATATTTATTGATTCTTCATTTATATCTATTGATATACTATTATTAGATATATATGCATCATATCCATTTATTATTAAATTTGATATAATTAATTCTTTAATAAATATACATTTTATATAATTTAATGGAGATTCATAAAAAATAGGATTATATATATTAATATATAAATATATCTGTGGATCAGTATTAAATAAATTTGGATAATACCAAAATACTGGTTTATTTATTAATAATTTAGGTTTATTTAATTTTATATTTGATATTGTGTTTAAATTACTATTTGATGGTATATATATATTCTTTTTAATTAAATTAAATTTAGTATTAGTAATTTTATTAAATAAAAAAGATGGATCATTTACTATTTCATATTTAGTTCCATAATATTTTTCAGTTTTTAAATTATTATTTATATATTCTTTAGAACCAATAAATATTATTGAATTATTTAATATTAAATTATTTAATATATTTGATAATATATCTATAAATTTTTGTATATCTATATCACCATATAAAAAAGGACCATATAAACAATTTTCTAAATCATATTCTATTATATTTAAAGATAAATGTGATGTATAATCTATTGGTGACATTTTGGATAAATAATCAAATATATTTTGATTTATTTTTTTTAATTCATTATAAATATATTTCATATTATGAATATTATTTTTAATAAAATTTATATAATTATCTACTATACTTATTATTTTTGAAATATTTTTAAAACCATATTTACTTAAAATAATCCTAATATTTATAAAATCTACTTTACTATCCCATTCAAAATTACTACTAAATTCAATATTATCTATATAATCTAATTGTTTTAATTTATTATATAAACTTGTATCATTCTTATTATTTATTATATATCCTAAAAATTTTAATGGTTTGTAATTTATGTATTTTTTTGTTGAATCAATTTGCCATAAAATATTTATATTATTTTCTTCTATTACTGGTATATATTTTATTAAATTATTACAATATTTAGATGATTTTATATTAAATGGTTTATTATCATATATTGGACGATTAATATTTTTATTTTTAATTGTTTTAAATAATTTTGTTATTTGATTTACTATATTACTATTATGATAAATAACTAATGTCATTAAATTTGATGAATAATATTTATTAAAAAAACTAATTAATTCATCTCTAATATTATCTTTTAATAAATAATCATTATTACCTGTTGAAAATTTACTAAATGGATAATTTTTATTTGATATTGTCTTTAATAACATTGATAATCTCCAATTTTCATTTGATATATTTTTTAAATGTTCAGATTCAATTGCTTTTAATTCTTTTTCAATACTATTTTTAGAAAAAATTGGAGTTTTAAAAAATTCACAAAAAATATCTAAACTTTCTAAAAAAAATTCATTTTGAATATCATAAAAATATGTTGTAGTTTCATTCATTGTAAATGCATTTGTTGTTCCTCCATGATTATTTATAAATTTCATAAAATAATCCTCATTTTTATATTTTTCTGTTCCCATAAATAACATATGTTCTAAAAAATGGGCTAATCCATTTAAATTTTTTGGATCTTCATATGAACCTATATTTACTGTTAATGATGCACTTGATAAATGAGTTGTTGGATCTATTATTAATAATGTCTTTATATTATTCTCTAATGTAAAACCAATATATTTTCTATTATCAATTTTTGGTTTTATTATTTTCATTATATTTATCTATTAGAAAAATTGATATTTATATTTAATATTAAAATATTAAATATAATTATATTTATGTTAGACCCAAATTATATTTTATATGATGGTAAAGAAAGTATTGTATCGTATATGAAAAAATTAAATAACTATAAAAGTAAATTATATGAACATGAATATAATTTAATTTTAAATTTTATTAATGAATGGCTTAATAAAGATTTAAAATCTATCACTGATTTTAAAAAAATATCTCTATCTTCTTTACTTATTAATAAAGAATTAAATATTAATTTGATTAATAAATATGCTGTTTTATTTAATAAATCATTTAATCTTTCTATTAATATTGATGATTTAATCAAAAAAGATGATGGTATTATGTTTATGTTCTTTAAAATTATTAAAAAAATAGATTATAAAATTATTAAATATAAATCTTCTAATGATATTTTATTTTCTGTTGTTAAATAATTATATATTATATACTTGATTTGTATTAAATTTATTTATTTTAAAATTATATGTATTTATATATTCATTTGTATTTTTGTCAAACTTTAATTCTCTTAATATATCTTTATTTTCCATATAATCTGTAGTTTCTATTAAATCATATCCATCTTGTTTTGTTATTATTACTAAATCACTTAGTAATCTATATGCGGTCTCATTTATACTTGTATAATAAAATATTTTACAAGTTTTTATTACATTATTATCTTTTTTTAAATCTAATCTATAATAACTTATAAAATCTCTTATTTTATTATCTTCCATTAATAAATAACAAGTAACCATTTTATTTAAAAATATATCTTTGAATTCTTCTAATTCTAATATTCTATATACATTGTATTTATTAATATATTTTAAATAATGTTCATACATTTCTTCTACATTTTTTTCTTCTAATTTTATTATATTTTTGTTTTTTGGTTGTTTTTCTAATTCATATGCCTTCACTAATTCATTTAATGTTATATTTTTTGGTCTTATAAATTCTATTTTATATAATAAATTAATATTTAATGGACGATAATAATTTGTTAATTCTATTATTGGTGTTGGTATATATATATTTGTTTTAAATATTCCAAATATTATATCATTATTTACTGCTTGTCTTGTTAGTTCTTTTATTAATATATTTGTTAATTTTTTCTGTCTTAATTTTGAATGAACTACTACTAAATCTACTTCTAATACTTTTAATTGTTTATTATTTATTTGTAATTTTACTTTTTTCCCAAATATTATTCCTATAATTTGATTTTGGGTTGATGATACTCCAATTACAATACTATTATTATAATACCATTGTAAATATTCTTTTGTATAAAAATATTTAGTATTATTATTATTTAAAAAATTACATATATCTTCAGATTCTTCTAAATTTGAATAATTTACCCATTCATAATTTTCTGGTAATTTATATTCATCGAAATTTTTTTCAAAATTTGTTATCTGTTCAAATATCATATTATCTTCTTTTTGTATTGGTTGTGAATTCCAAAAATTATATTCATAATTTTTAGATTCATCCTTATTTTTTGGATATCTATTTTTATTTATATATTCATTTATATTCTTAATTTGTTCTGTAGTTAAATCCATATATCTATTCTTATTATTTATTTTTTAAGTATTTTGACTTATATTTATTGTATCATTATTTATATTTAATCTATATTGTCTATTATTTTCTCCTATATTCCTAAATTGTATAATACCATTTGTATGTAGTATTAATCTATATATTGATTCTTCTTCACATGATTTACTTACAAATATTAATGTATTATTTTCATATATATATGTATCATATAATGCACTTATATTTTGATCCATATCTATTATCTTTGTTTCACTATATTTTGGACTATAAAATATAAATGGTTTATTATATATTCCATATTCATTTATATTATCTTCATCTATTATTATTTCTTTTATTTTTCCATTAATTGTATATTCTTTATCTTCTATTTCTTTATATTCTTCATTATCTTCATCTATTATTTTTTGTTGTAATTTATTTTTATTTATTGTTATTTTATTAATATTTAATATTTCTTCTTGTTTATTATTATTTATATTTGTTATTATTGGATTATTTTTTTTATCTATTTCTAATTCATATAAATTATTATTATTCTCTAAATAAATATTTCCATATCTATCAAATAATATTATTATTTTTTTATTATCTACTGTTATTTCCATATTTACTTATATTTATTAGAATTATTATAATATAGTTATTATTTTTCATTTTTTTTATAATTTATAAAAAAAATAAATTAACATTTATTTATAGATATTAGTAAATTTAATAATTGTAAATATTCATCTGCACCATCTAATAATCGTTTTTCAGTATCAGAAATAATTATACATATATCTGCTTTTTGTTGATTATCTAAAATATTTGATTTTATTATAATTGTATTTATTTGATTTAATATATTATAAATTGGATATCCAGATGATCTTATTTTATTTGCTAATTCCATTATTATTTTTATATTATTTTTTCTTGTAATTATACATTTGTTATTTATTTCATTTAATAATTCATCATTAATATAACCTGTTAATTCACATATAAAATCAATTGTAATTTTTTGATTATGTTTTATATAATTAATATGTTGTAATAACATTATTGATTTTCTCATATCTCCTTTACATAATTTAATTATTTCATTAATTACTGGTTTTGTTATTATCATATTTTCTTTTTTTGTAATATCTAATAATTTTTTTGTAATTGATTCACCTGTTAATGGTTTAAATCTAAATTTAACACATCGTGAATTAATTGGCTCTATAATTTGATTAATATAATTACATATAAAACAAAATCTTGTTATATTTGATTTATCTTCCATTATTTTTCTTAATGCTGATTGGGCTTCTGTTGTCATAGCATCTGCTTCATCTAATATTATTATTTTATATGGAGGACATTTATATTTTGGATCTGCATCTCCAATTGCTGTTTTTGCAAATGTTACTATTTTTCCTCTAACTACATTAATACCTCTTTCATCACTTGCATTCAATTCAATTACTCTTTCTTTAAATTTCTTTGGTCCAAATAATTCTAATGCAATTGCTAATATTGTTGATGTTTTTCCTGTTCCTGGTGGTCCATAAAATAATAAATGTGGTAAATTTCCATCAATTATTGTTTGTTTTAACATTTTAACTACTTCATCTTGATATACTATTTCATCTAATTTTGATGGACGATATTTATCTACCCATGGTATTTGTTGTTTATTTTTTAATGTGAATATATCTTTTATATTTGTTTTATTATCTGTATCATCAAATAAATCCGAAAATTTTATCATATATTATTATTATTCTTT